GATCCGTTCCGTGACTTACTTGCGTCTCCTAAGAGATGAACGTTGTGTTAATACTAACACACTTATATTATATAGTCAAGTAGTTCTGTATCAGAGGATACCAAAACCATCAACTACCCTCTCTGCATGTTTATTACCCTCTTTCAATTTAGTCATCCAGATCCTCTCTTCAAGAGTCACCTCTCCATCAGTTGATACTATTCTGCAGCAGATATCAACTAACTTGTTGTAATAGTTGTTGCTTAACATGTTCAATTGCCACTGGTAGTATGGCATATTCTTTTCTTTGAATAGCCTTTGTTAATGATTTAATGCTATCCTCTGGAAGAATAGCAACTTCTCCTTGTAATATAACTTCTCCACCATCTAATTCCTCATTGACATAATGCACACTACATCCAGTGACATCATCACCACTGTCCAGTGCCTGTTCTACTGCATTCAAACCCTTATACTTAGGGAGTAATGAAGGGTGAACATTAATCATGGGAGCAGAAAAAGCAGAGGGATTTTTAATCACTCTCATATATCCTGCAAGAACAATAAGATCAACTCTATACGCTTTAAATAATTCTATCATTTTATCTTCATCCTTATGAGGTATCCTCACATGAGGAATACCATATTTTGCTGCTCTCTCTACAGCACCACACTTCTTGGTATTGTGTATCATCAATACAACTTCATGTTTATTACATATAGGATTGGTAACTATGTTCTCGAAGTTGGTTCCGTTGCCAGAACACATAATACCTAGTCTCATATGATTTCTTTGCCTCCATATTTTATGTAGAGTTTTTTTACTTGTTCTTTGTCTAGTCCACAAAGATTTATAGAATTATGTAGTGCCAATCTAATACACTCTCTGTCAGAAACAGGTGCTCTTTGTCTCCACCCATGCTCATCAATAATAGTCTTAGCACCTGCAAATCCATAACCAGCATCTGCATCACCTGCTTCTACTTTACTCATTCTTGTAACTCATCTAATCTGTAAGGAGAATACTTAGGTTTGTTATGATACTCTTTCAATGCCTCTAGCATAATATCTTTCAATTCTGCTCTTTCTCTACTATCAAAGATAGGTAACTCTTTAAAATTTGCTGGTGGATAAATGGGATTGCCATCAGCATCATGAGGATATATGTTATCCTTACATCCACCTACCACCTCACCACTCATTCCCTGTGTATCAATCTTGTCCACCTAATGACCTCCCATGCTTATCAACTAAACCCATCTTCTTCACTTGACCCAAATTAGACTTCTTGGATTTTTTAATTTTTTTATATTCTTTTATAAGTTTATCCACCTCATCCTTAAAAATCTTGACATTTAATTTTGCATCTTCATTATCAACAAACCCCACT